AACCTAACGGGGACGTGTACGACCTGTACGACATGAACACAAACAAGAAGGCCAAAACTGTGACCGCCGAACAACTGTATCGCGCATGGTCACAGGGTCGAATCACCAGCATTTACTCCCGCTTCGGCGCGAAAACCGCGTTCAACCACAATGTCCAATTGCCCAAGGGCAAGACGCGATTGAACATCGATCAGGCAACCGCTGCGCTTTCGCAGATGGGGTACAGACTCGGCAACATCCGCTACGACGCTGCGGCAGGCGGATCGGTCTACAAAATCACGCAACCCAACGGGACTGTGATTGACATGCCTGCGAAGAAACTTACAGATTTCATCTACGAAAAGGCGAAGCACATGAAGAGCGGAACGAAGGCGGCGTTTGATAAAAACATCATCGTGGAATCGTGGACGAGTCCAAAGGGGACACGATACGAGGCTGGCCTATGGCAGTCTCATGTGGGGCGATTCCAGCCATATGTCAGCGCGACCTATAGCGACGGCGGCGAACAGTTGATGACCCTAAATGAAAAATCCTACGCAACGGAGAGCGGTGCGCGAAAGCGACTCGCGGCAGTTGTGGCGCGTATGAAAAGTAACTACTCCCGCGCCCGATTCGCCCGTTGGGAGGAGTCGCAGACGCGCAAGCACGGCAAGCCGATCACCGAGTACACGGCAAAGATTGGTCGCAACAACTGGATGATCGAAGTCAGCGAGGAAACGGGCGGCGGGGTTGTCGCGAACCTGTACCTTTGGAATGACCTTCGCGGAATGGAGCGCGTGAAGACGGGTCGCCTTCAGGAACTTCAGAACTACGCCGAGAGCCTGTCGCGTGGCGAGGCGAAGGGCGTTGCCAATGTCGAGCGGCGTGCTGGCTACTCCCGCTCCGGCGCGAAGGCAGAGTTTGCCGCAACACCACACAAGATCACCTACACCAACAAGTCAGGCGTGACTCACACCTACATGGTTTCCGACAAGATTCTTCGTGATATGAACGGAACCAAGAGGTACGCCGAGTCGGTTGGATCGAAGCCTGACTACGGCAGCGTTCTGCGACTTGGTGAGCGCACGGGCGAGGTAGTTCGCGCATCCCGCTCCGGCACGAAGGCGCAATTCGATCTCCGCGCAAAGGTGGCGCAAATGAAAACGATGGTATCAAAACTTGTCACCACGCTCGGATTCAAGCCGGATGAGGTGACCGGAAACGAACAAATGATGCACATCCTGTTTTTGAACAAACCAAAACAGGCGGATCGTCTTGCGGCAGCATTGCGTACGAATCTTGCCCGTGTCGGAGTTCCTAGCAGCGCAATCACGACTCACGAAAACTATTACGCGGATGAAAACACTACCTATGGTGGCGTGTGGATCGACCTCACCGCGCTGGCGAATGCAGCAGGCAAGATGTCCCGCTCCGGCGCGAGGGCGGAGTTTGCGGAACCAAATTCTTTCCGCGACCTTGTCGCATATGCACGGTTCAAATTCAACCTGAATCTATATCAGGCGCAAGATGTCGCAGGTCGCGCAGGGCTGTTTCTAAAAATGTATCCAAACAAGTACACATTGGAACAGGCGATGGACGAGGCATTGCGTAGATCGAACGCACAACTGACCACAGAACAGAAAGCCCCGAACTATCAGGTTGGTGGCAATACGGCGGGAAATCAAAGCATTCGCGATAGATCGCTAGTTATGTCCCGTGTTGGTGAGCAAGAGGCGTTCAGCATCGGTGCAGCGTCGGAGGTTGATGATCCAACCAAGGATGAGGAATTGATTGCTCTCGCGAACCGCGTAGGCCGTGAACACACCGTCAATCTGTTCAAGTGCTGGAGCGAGGGCAAGGCTAGCATGGGCTACGCGCAATGACGTTCCTACAAATCTCCGAACAGGTATGGATACCTGTTCACACGATTGTTCGCGTGTCGGTATGGAATCAGGTCGTTACGATCATCACCACGCACGGCACAGAAACCTGTGACGGAGAGGACGCAATTCGCATCCTCCATCAGTTGAAGCCAATCCTGTGAGTCATCGATGCCTGATACGCCACAGTCAACTAATCCGCTGACAAACGGTTTGACCCCTGACAAACGCCCACGGAAACCGCTCAAGGCTCCGGTAGATCGTGGCGTGGTCGAACCCCTCGCGATTCCTGTAGAGTTGCAGCGCGGGTTTTTCACGACGGCAGACAAGATGCTGCGGTCGAGCAGCATCGCGTATCGGCTCAATCCGCAATACCAGTTGATGATGCGTGCAGACGCAGACATCGAAGGGGTGTTACGTTCCCTACAGGTCACGCTCGCCAGCCTTGAATGGGCGGTGGTTTCAGCAGACGAGGACAACGCGGAAGCGGTGGAACTCGCTGCGAGGATCAGCAAGATTTTCGCGGAGATGCCGCGACGGTCAGATTTTGTGCGTGCGATGCATGAGGCCGTGTGGTACGGAAACGCTGCGTGCAATCTCGTCTACCGACGTGATGAGCGTTTAGGGGTGGCCGTGCGTGAGTGGTATCCGTTTCATCCGGATACCCTCGCATACGATCAACGCGGCAATCTCGCGATGCGAGTAGGAGCGCAGTACAGCGCGGACGGGCCATCGCAGCAAAACATTGGGTTTGATTCTCGCGTGCATATTTTCACCGAGGAGGAACGCAAGGCCATTGTTTTGCATCGTGTGTTCATCAACGCGCCGGATTTCAACGATCCGAATAGCACAGAATCTATCTATCGCGGTGTTGGAGCGCGTGATGTGTGTTGGTTCATGTGGCTAGCGAAACAGGAGGTATTGCAGGATGCAATCACCTACGCAGAGCGGTACGCGATGGGTATCCGTGTCGGCTACTACCCGCTTGGGCAGGATGCAGGTCGCGGCATGATGGAAAACGTGTTGGCGAACCTCACGAACGACAACAGCGTGTTGTTGCCGATGTCAGGGACAGAGAAAATCTACGACATTGATATCAAAGAGCCGAATTCCGGACGCGCACAGGTGTTCATGGAATTGGTGAATTGGTTTAGTGGGAAGATCAAAGAGGCAATTCTTGGTCAAAATTTGAGCAGCGAATCCGGAGGCACAGGACTAGGTTCGGGCGTTGCATCGCTGCACGCAGATACGTTGTCTCGCATCATTCGCTATCACGCGGATGCACTTGCAGATTCGTTGACCTGTGATTTCGTCCGAGTCGTCGCCAAAATGCTCGGAGCGTCGGATGCCGTTGCGGCATCGCTGCGATTTGATTTTGCTCCTGAGCGACCGGATCCGAAGGAACGACTTGACGCAATCAAGGCATTTGTGGAATTGGGCGGCAAGGTTTCGGAACGCGACGTGCGCGATCTGTTGGGATTGAGCGAACCTACCGAGGATGAAAAGGTGCTTGGCGCACAAACACAACCTGCGGGTGGCGGTGTCACGGATACCGTTGCAGGGTGGCTAGCAGAGGGCACTACGCCAGCAGAAACGACAACCCCTACCAAGGGAACCCCCGCGCAATTTTCACGGCGATCATGGTGGTAAATGGCGGAAACACCGGAACCCGTAAAAAAACTGTTGAGAGAGGCGCAGACGGCGTACCGTGATGCTGTCGCGTTACAGGTTGAAAACCGCGACCCTACCCGATCATGGGACGATTGGGAGGCGGCGACGGCGGCGTTGCTGTTGGTGTCGTGGGCAGAGGGAGCGGTAGCCACGCTCAAACAGGCAGGCGTACCTCTGCAAGTTCCCACAGACGTGCAGGTTACGCAGTTTGCGAAATTGCAAACGCAGGTGGCGGTGGGGCCAACCACAATTGACCTCGCGGCGCAATTTCGCGCAGGGCCAGCACGCGAGGTGGTAGAACGCTATATCCGGCTGTTCCCAATGACGCGGGAGCGATGGAACAAACTGATTCAGCACGCCCTACAGGCCGCAGGGGAAATGCGCGATGACGAGGCCGCGAACGCGCTAGACATGATTCTAGAGCGATCACCTAATCTGCGTACGCTGGTGCAATCGAAGCCTGCCCCACTGCCACAGGATGCACCCGATGAGGTGCGAATCCGGCGCACGCCAGCAGTGCAGGCAGCAGTGCAAGGCAGTTTTTTTGTCACCGGAATGACGGATGAACAGGTCGAGCAGACTCGCGATTTACTTGCGAAGGTGATTCGACAGGAAACGACCGTGTCTGTTGCTGGCAAAAAACTAGAGGAACTAGGTATTGGCGATTTCGTGGAACAGGCCACGCTAGCAACAGGCACAGATTTGACACAGGCGAGGCTGGAAACCGTTTACCGAACCAACCTGAACCGAGCGCAGACGCAGGGCCGACTTGACATTTGTAGGGATGAAACGGTACGAAAATTTGTTCCGTTGATGATCTTCCGATCAACCAAGGACACCCGCACGCGAGAAACGCACCGAGCGATGGATGGGTTCGTCGCGACAACAGATCAGATCGACAGCATGGGAATTGCTGCTCCGCTCGGATTCAATTGTCGGTGTTCGTGGTCGCCTGTCCCTATTGCGACAGCCGTGACACGCGGCTGGTGTGATGAGGATGCAAACCCCATTTACGAGGCAATCAAACGTCACAATGGCCGCAGACAGGAATTGATTGACAAAGGCCAAGTTCCGGATGAAGGCTTTATT